CTATGGCGATCAAGAATATCTTCAATCAATCTGGTGGAACGACTCCAGACGCTGGAGGCGGTGGTGCGGATGCTGGTGTGTGGACTGAAATCTCAAGTGGCGATCTTTCCTTAGATAAACAGAGCTATACGACATTCAACCTCGCTGCTTCATCTGTTGAAGGCTATAGTCACCGAATTAATATTGGTGCCGATGTTGGTGGTGCATCAAATACGACAAGAATGGCTGAAATGGGGATTCTATATTTTGATACAGGTATCAGTCTTGATTCTCTGGCATCAAATGAGGGATCAAATGGTGTCATTCAGCTTCAATTTGAACCTGCTGGAGTTGATAATTCTTCAGTCTATTACACTGACACAGCTCGCCCTCAGACGGTTATGCTGTGGTGCGGTTTTGATGCTCCCCCATTTGTTTCAGGCGATATGGTATATTATGGGCATGGTCTTCAGTTAAGACCGAATCTCAGTGCTACAAATAATGATGGATACTATAACCAGACCAGAATCATGCGTACACAAGGTACGACGACAGCACCACAGGGTAGCTCTTATGCTTTCGGATATCGTTTTCAGAATTTGCAAATGACATTAACATTCGGAAAAACATATACAAGTCAAGTAGAACTAGGAATTAGTCAGGTTGATTGGAATGGAACTATTTTCCGAGATGATGTGGGCTATAACGATTATCAAATGCTGAACACAATTAGTCAAGTAAGTGATCTGTTAAATACGAAAACCACAACAACCAGCGAAACCATCAAAATCGGAGTCGCTTTTCAGGTTGCGTTAAGCTCTGATGGTTCGGTTACAGGCTGGGACTTCAATCTGAAGTGGCGGAAGCTGTTAACTTCAGTCTGATTCAATCTTCAGCTGGAGAAGAAAGATTCAAGCCCATCTTGATTTTGATCTCTTTCAAATCATCTTGAAGTGGATTCAGTCTTCCATGCACTCCAGATATCGCTTTTCGCATTGCTTCATTCTGTGCTGCATGTTCTTGAGTCACCGAAACAGCGACCCGATCTAGCTTTTCTGAAATCTTGCGTTGAGAATCTTGCATATCGTCAATCAAGCGAATGTGACGATCAATCAGTGCTGGAAGATATTTCGCAGCGAGTCTATAAAGTCCACTCAGAAGAGTGATCGCCAGCACAAGGGCGGAGGCTGGGCCCGTCAAGAATTCCATCGTCGATCCGTCCATGGTTACATTTCCGATTGAATTACTTTCAGAATAGCATCATGCAAGGCTGGCACAGCTGAAAGAGAAAGCTCAATTGCTATTTCTTGTCGCTCTTCTTTCGTGATTTTGCTTCCGCCTTCACTGGAGGCACTTTTCGCTTCGTTGATTTTTTCGAGGGCTTCTCTGATGATGGGGAAGATCGCTTTTGTGATTTCGATTGCGATTCGGAGTCCTTTACCTGACATTGTTCTTTCTCCTGTGGAGGGTTATTCAAATAATCTTCTTCAATCAGAATATAACTACATGTGTCGCCATATCCATTCTTTATTTGCTGTTTCACTAGATTGATAATGACAGCGAAATGCGAAGGGTTCGCCAGCACCTGACACCCCGCACTCCATCGGTCTATTGATTCAGATTCTCTGTATTCAGAAGCTCGGTGACAATTGATTCCGAAATAGCCTGATTCTTCTTCTCCATTGAAGTCGGCTATTTCATCTTTGTTATTGTCACGCCATACCGCCATTTCACCGACTTGAGTCAATGCTTCATACTTGCCTCGGTGAAGACCTAATTTCCAGCATGAACGATATTGGCGATTATGAATCAAGACAGCTGTGCCATTGATTCTTGATGGATTTTTCAAATAGTAATGCCCAGGAAGGCTTGTAAATGGAAATTCAAGCTCGTGCCATTTTCCATCGGCTTCATATATGACGATAAATCGGTCTTTGAATTTATTCGGAACTTGATTCTTTGATCGGATTCCGATCAGATTCAGATTATAGGTTCCACTGAAGGTTTTGAAACCTCGTGCTTCAAGTTGAGTCAAGAGTTCTGGCTTCATCGAAATGACCTCTGCGATAATGTCGGCAAGAATAGAATTGTAACGATACAAGACCGACTTCCGAAATCTATATCAACCCCCGAAACCATGCCTATCCTTCTATTGAAAGTGTTCTGTTCATTTGTGCCATATAAAAGAGAACTTGTCAATGCGACATTATCACCAGCGACGAACTGTGCCATTCTCATATGAGTATTCAGAACGATCTTCTCCACTGGATATCTGAAATAACCTTCCATCCGAGTTCCATCAGCGACCGCCATGTTCAGCCTGTTCTGAGTCGGATCAAAGGTCAGCCCATCCCCTCTATCAGTCGCTGAAGCATAAGCGGGGAGGCTCGTCAGAGTCTGATTTCTTGTTATCGTTGTGGTGGTTCCATCTTGATCGTATATGATTCGGAATTTAGAATAGACAGCTGGTGCATTTGGATCAAAGAAGTCATGTGAAACCACTGAAATAATATCATCATCAGTGATATCTGTTACGATCGGCTTGATTCCGTTCGGAGTGGTGGCATCGTACGGATCGTCGCAGCCCCTCCAGCTGATTTTCCCTTGTCTTAGAACAGGCCATTGACCGACTGAAGCTGCCTTATCAGTGAAGAGTCTTCCGAATTCTGTTTCAGTCTGAAGAATCGGCACCCTCCAGTTATAGGTCGTGCTCGCAGCTTTTATATAGATCTTCTGTGATTCAGCATCTGAATAATCATATAGATCGGAGGGAAGATCCCCATTCCCTCCACTGATACCCCATGAAGAAGGGAGTGTATCAAGAGCATTGCCTGTGCCCCTTGAAATGACTCTTCCGAGAATATGAGGCGGAAAATCTTGAATCAGTGCTTGATTGAAGACATTCGCTTCACTGGCATGTATTTCTGTCGGAATAGTTATGCCTGATACCGATGGATAGTTCGGTGAAAACGGAGCTGTAGTCGCTAGAGTGAGATAACCAGCGGGGGCAGTCGTATAAGTCTTTGAAGTCCACTGTGCATAGAAAGCTGCAGAAGCATGCTCTTCTTCAATACGAATCAATCCATTCGTATTTGTGTCTTTCTCAAAGATATCAATATTATTCAAGTACATGTTCGTACCTGTATTTGTATTGAAATTCGATGTTAATTGCGTACTTTGGTTCAGAGTATAATAAAGGCCAGAATTATGAATCTGAAGCCCTGTGTTATAGCGAAGATCAAGCCTATTATCCAATATTGAAAGAGCATCATCAAATACCAATTCAAAGGTCTGATAATTGATCTTCCGAATATTTGACAGCTGCCCCCATATCAGTCTTTGATAATTTGAAGTGTTATAGCCTCTGAATCCGACATAGAGAATCGCCACAGCCCCTCTTGAGATCTTCTTCTGAATCACTCTATAATCACCGACAAGATTCAGTGAAAATTGACCGAAGGTCACATTGAAAGATTGAGGCTGAACATTCGTTCCATTGATTCGGACTGAATCCGACTCCAGCTGAATATCTGGATTCGTTACATCAATCACATATCCATCAGACGGCCCGAACTTCAGTCTGACAAATTCCAAACGAAAGAGAAAAGCTAGACTCTGTTTCTTCTCCAGTTCAGCGATGAAATAGTTATTCCACGACATTATTGCACTGATACAGAAGAAGAAATATCTGGTTCTGTTTCTATATTTCCGAAGCCTTCTCCCTGTCTAGGGTCTGGTGGGCAATAGCCTGAATCAGACAAGGGAGAATCAGAAGAATCAGCTGCATCCAATATTCCGAGTGAAAGATCACCGAGTTCTTCACCGATCGGAATCAAGAAGTCATGATATACCCCATAATCTGGAGTCATCAGAACATCTAGACTCCACAGAAAGCCTCTTTCATTTGATATCATGTTCGTATTCACATTATCAGCTGGTCGCTTCAGTGAAGGCCAAAAGCGATACCACCGAACACCGATTGAACCTGAATCAAAATCAAATTGAATCGGATTCGCTAGCGTGATCGTTCCTGGGCTTGAAGCTGTCGCTGTGATGGATTGAACTTCTACCTGTTGATAGAACATCGCTGGATTCTGTGATTCTATCATGAGATAATCACCAGCCTGAACGATCTGATTCCCTACAAAGGACCGATACACATTCGGTCCGACATAAAGAACAGTATCGCCAGCCTTAGCAGGTTGTCGCAAGTAGGTTGCATATGCTTTCTCAGAATCAGCACTGAACATTGTCGGATATCCATGTGCTAGATGACTCTGAAGGGAGTTCAAGTCCCTAGAAAGCTCTTCTCCACCCTTCATCCGATCACGCTGAATTCTGACGATTTCAGATAATCTTGAGATCGTTCTGAATCTGCGACCAGTGTATGAAACACCGTCTTGTGCATCAATTTCGAATTCTGAAAACAGTTCAGCGAGTCCCTCTTGAAGATCTATAGTCTGAAGATAAGAAATCCCCGCTGGCCTAGAGAAATAATAAAACTTAGCGTTGCCCATATTACCTTCCGAACAGTGATGATTTTCCGACTCCGAATGTACCGAAACGATTTTCTAGTCTTCTCACTAATTCATCAATAGCACGATTCTCCACCACTGCGCTATTGATAATTATATTGACTCCACCACCACCACCAGACTGATTGAAAGATCGCTGTTCAGCCTGACCAGTTCGGCCTGATGCTGGGATCACTGATTCACCCTCATGCAGCATCGCTAGACCCCTCTTCGCCCCTGTGAATCTGATTCCACTCTGTGCTCGGTATATACCCCCCGACATATAGAAAGCACTGGATTCTGAAAGATTCTCAAAGAATTCACCGATCGGCCCTCTTTCTCCCCTTTCCCTTCTTGCTCTTCTTTCTCTTCTTCTCTCTTGTCTTCCCTCTTTTGTGAAGATTGACTTGAAGAATTCTTTGATAGCGTTCCATGCTCTTGCGAATACTTCACCGATTGCATCAGCGATGATGAAAGGCAGCTTCAAGATACCTTTCAAGATTCCGACCGTCAGCTGAAGAACGAATCTCGGAAGAACTTGAATCAAGATTCTCGGAAGCATTTCCAGCCCCTTTGAAAATGCTTTCACGAAATTATCAAATTCTTCTTGAATCTCTTTCGGACTCTTTTCACCGAGTCGTGCAATACCAAGAACAGCATCGGAAATGATTCCACTCATGCCCATCGTTAACTTCTCTAGTCCTTCACCGATCGCTTGAATAGCTCCTGCTGGCCCACTCGCAGCTTGAAGTGCGATCTCAGAAGCAATGCCTACACCAGCGATTTTCATAGTCTTTTCCATCAGTGATGGAAGACCCTTCAATGATTCATCAAAGCCTTCAAGTGACGCTTCAAGATCTGAAATAGCATCATCAAATTCTTTCAGATCTATGCTGATTGTATCCCCAAATTTAAGAGCCTGTGCTTCTCCACTAGCTCCACCACCGCCACCACCGCCAGCACCACCAGCACCACCACCACTTAGAATCTGATCTCTAAGACTCTGAAGTTTTTCCACAGCCTTTTCAGCTGATTCTGTCATATTATCAAATTGAAAATTCTTGTCTATTGTCCGAGCTGCATCTTCAAATTCTTGTTCAATAAATTCTTTCGTTCCACTGGCGACTTCTTTTGCGAAATCAAAATCACCAGAAAGAAGTGCTTTGATTCCGATTCCGAAATTTCTGATTCCAGTGTATATCGCTCCGAATACTGTTGAAACAGCTTTGAAATCATTCATCAGTATATTCAG